CTAAACCTACCAATAGTATCAAAGTTTGGGAGCTTGCCTTCGTACATCATGGCTAGCAACTTGACAGCTCCCTCTCTTTGTTCATCTGGGAAGTCATGGGCGTGATGTTCAACCCTATTAAACAATATCATTGCATATAGTTTATTGTCATCATCTCTTGCTGGCTCATGCTCTCCCAGTATTTTTATAATCTGTTCTTTAATACCACTCATCTTAATCCTCTAAAGTTTTAGAATACTCTCTAAGTTCTTTTATTTCTTCTTCCTCTGATAGCTTCCTGTCTATTACTATCTGAGGATCTCCACCAAGCGAGGTAATCAAATCACACAACTGATAGAACTCTCCGTTTTCTGTATCCGACAAACTTAATTTACTTCTTTTTTCCCTTTCTTCAATAGGGAAATCTTCAAAGTGAACAGCCTCCTGCATAAGCTTAGCCTCACTGGAATTACCCTTAGGACATTTCTTATCAAGAAGCTGTCTAATCACCGTCTTAATAGCCATTGCATCAAAATCGGTTTGCCATGGTGATGTCTTATAGGCATATGATTTACTAAACTGCTTTCCATGAGCCTTTATTTCATCTGTTGACATCAGTACCATGGCGTGACCACCGCCAACCATCTCTGCATAAGAATAGTAAGCAATGGTCTTGCCACGATCTCCTACCAACAATGGTTTATGTACGAAATTACTATTAAATCCCTTGGTATATTCATATGTATCATTCTCGCATATCTTATCATACTCTATGCATTTTATCAGCCCAGAATTCCAAGCTAATTTTAATAAACCTCGGTACTCAATAAGGAATTCAACCTTACTTCCGTACGGAACCAAGGCGGCCTCGGAGAGAGGGCTATTAGGTTCAAGGCCGTACCTTGCACACTCACCTATAGCCTTGAGAACTGACTTGGCTGAACATTGTTGTAGTTTAGGATTCATTTGTATAGCCATTAAGGAGGCTGAAATGAAACGATTAACATCATACCTTGATGGTATCATGCCTGCGTAAAGTTCTTTCCTATCTTCTATCATTTTAACCACTGATTTATTTGTAGTGGTCAGTGCTTTTGATTTACTTTTTGATTTGTTAATTGCATCTTTAATATCAGTCATCTAATTCCTCCTTTAAATACCAGATATACAGGGGTGTTTCATCACCTATATATGAACCCAGCGTGTTATAATGAAAATGATCATATGCTTCCATTTCTGTTAAGCCCTCATCCCTTAAACATTGAATGCAATCTGCGTAGTCATAAACAACCTTGCATCCACTTCCCATATCCAACCCAATAATTGCCTCATCATATCCATCAGCAAACCACAACTCCTCATCACACATTTCCTGTAGTCTTTCTCTTTTATTTTTTTTCTTAGCGCCCATCTTTAACTATGAACCTCCTTGTTTTTCCAGACTTTCTCCAGACCACTACTCTATCATCACCCCATGTAAGAACCTCGTTATCTTTCATGTACTTCATGACATTGGTAGTTAGTGTAGCCTTCTCTCTATCTAAATCTTTTTTCTCATCCCTAATAGTGAGCAGTCTGAATACATCTTTAATTATTTCATCATCAGCTTCAATACATGTATCCTCTTTATGTTCTGGAAATCTTAACCTACAATCTCTTTCACATGTAGGTTCTGGTGGAACGCCAGCCTTGACATGGCTATTCCAAAAGACAACCATCTTCTTTCTCATGATAGCAATAAACTCATCATCTCTATCAAATCTTTCAAGTACCAATCTTCTATTATATCCAAGTACTAAAACTGCGATATAAGCATAAGGAGATTGTGTAATCATCATCTGATGTTGAAGTTGTGCGTAGTATGTGTCTGGAATACCATCCCAGTGACCAGCAGTTTTATATTCAACTGGTACCTTTTCAGCAGGACACCAGCCATCTAGGTTAGCACTCATGTAATGATATATTTGGTCGTATCTAATTTTGTTATCGTTATTTACAATCATACCATGCTCTATCTTTAGCCTCTTTTTAATAATAGGTTCAAGAGCATTTCCAAGCCATAAATGAAAGGCATCGCTTTCTTCTGCGTTCTTATTTACCTTATCATAATAAATATCAAGTGGTGTCTTCCATGGGCTAACCCCCAGAATAGCACCACAATCAGAAGCCCCAATAGAATCACATCGTTCTCGAAGCCATTCCTTGTTGCTCATTTGGTTTGTGTTAATGTGTAATTTCATGATCAACCTCCCTTAAAGTAGACCAAATTTACATTATTATTATTTAATTTACAAGTTTAATCTGGAAGTATCATCTCAACCCCTCCATTATGTTGGTGTTCAACATTGGAGGTTGAGCGATTAGAAAACAATCTTAATTTGTTCATGAGTGTATTGAATAATGAAATAAAATTCTTGAAATCCTTGGAGTTCTCAAAGCATTTAGTATAATCTATTTGAGATAATGCCTGTGACATTCTCATACTTTCAATCATTAAGGAAGAGGCTAGATAGTCCATGCCTCTGTTCATCATGGTAGACTGCTGGGCTAATATGTTTTCTTTATTAGCCCACCAATCTCTCAGAGTGTTAGCAGGAATTCCTAAGAGTTTTCCTACCATCGAATAGCGAGGAATAATATCGCCAGTGTCAAAGTTCTCTTGCTGAAAGACATCCAGAAACATTAAAGCAAAGTGCTTCTCATCAATTCTATATCTTCCCTTTTTAGCAGGGAGGAGAGGCTCAACTTCATTATCTTCCAAGGCAGACTTAAGGAGATGCTGTGCGTGTGGAGGAGAGATACCTATCGATTGAGCCTGTTCCAATACTTCACCAAGTTCCTTTTCAGATTTCTCTGACTTTAACTTGTCCAATATCTTATCAGCTTTTGATTTATCCATGCGTAAATATAACCTTTTATGGCTTTAAAACCAACTCGTATTTTTTAGACGAGCCTTTCTTTTATCTCGTGCCTCTTTGTTATATTCTCGCATGCATGATTTACAATAGTGTTGTGCATACTTACGCCCAAGGAGGACACCGAAGTCCTCCCTAGGTTTGTCCTCTTTACAGCGAGAACATTTCTTTTTTACGACCACTTGCTATCGCCTTTCATATCTCTGTACCATTGTCTTATCTCCATTATTGCATAGGCTGATAAGATAATCATAATAATGCAAAAAGCCATAAAAAATATGTAGGTAAATACATTCATGCACGCCTCACTTTCATGTTAGTGTCAAAATCAAGAGTAAATAAATGATACAGGTCTTTGCTATCATCACATGAAAACCCTTCGATTTTGATCTTCTTATTAAGTAAAAATTGGATTGCTATATCTCTTATTGATTCCATTGAGTAATCAAAAGGGATAACTACTGAATCATAGAATCTGGTGTCAGTTATCTTAACCCTAGACCCATGATGGTCAGTAGGACTCAAGTATTTAACAACAAACATTCTAAAGTGATTCAGTTTGTACTTCTTCTGGCGAAGTTTAACCTCGTAGTTTTTAGCCATTTAGACCTTCCTTTCTTGTTTTATTAATTTACCATGCTTCATGTTACATTCTTCTTCAATCCAAGCCATAGCAGTACATATTTCATCCCATATATCATCATGGTTATCTATACCTTCTGAAATACAATTTTCTCTGTAATCAGATAGTATAGCCCATATGTAATCTACTGATTCTACCACATCAAAATTTGTAGGTGGCTTTGCTTTAATTAATTTCATTTAGACCTTCCTTTCTTTGAAATAAACATCTATTTAATTATCTCTATATCAACATCATCTTCATCAATCTTATAATCCCAATCATCTTCTGTTGTTTCAGAAATAACTTCTGCAAAATACCCTTCTTCATCAGTAGTAAACCCCGATTCATCACTCTCAACACCTCCAAAAGATAAATTTTCATACTCCTCTTTATCAACCTCGCATATATACTCTGTTTTTTTGGCTACCCATTCTATTGCAGTTACTTTTATTTTCATTTTATTATTTTTCATTTTGAATTTACTACCCTCCTTTTGTTATTAGTTTAATTTCCATATAATATTTATACTTACTAAAAAATTCTTTTTGTTTTTTTTGATACATTTTTCTTTGATATGTATATTCTGGTTTAAAGTAATTATTTAATATACTACCTCTATCGTCACTTGCTTTATTATACCAATATATTATTTCTTCTTCTAATATCAAATAATCTATATAACAACTTATTCTAGTTTTGAATTTATTATCCTCCTTTTGTTTTTTTGTTCATATCTTAAATTATTACACTTATCTAAATAAACCTCAAATAACAATGTTGTTATTATAATTGAAATTCGTTGTATGCCTTATCCATTTCTTCTTGGTCAACACCAATGTACTTCAGAGTTACTGAAGGACTAGTGTGATTCAAGAGTTTCTGCACTAAGGCAATGTTTTTAGTTTTTGCATAAATATGATATGCAAGTGTCTTTCTCATGGAGTGAGTCCCAAAGTTCTCAATCTTACAATGGTCTGAAGCCTTCTTAAGAATTCTCCAAGCATTGGTTCTATCTAGAGACTTTGATGGGTCTCTAAGTGAAAAGAACAAATAGTCCTCACCCTCTAGTTCATATTTATCTATATGAATTTCTATCTCTGTGCGAATTAGCTTGTTTAAAGCAATCTTTTTTAATTTGCTGGTCTTCTGCTCATTCAAACTTAAATATTGCCGAAATGACCCATTCTTGTGCTTTATATCACATACTCGCAACTTAACTATATCTGATATTCTCAGGATGGTATTGATTCCCATACGAAACAGCAATGCATCTCTTGTATTGCGTTTCTCTAGGTATGCAATCATCCTTTGAAGGTCAGACTTTCTTTTGATTGGTTCCATTGTCATTATTCATCTTCTCCATCATCTTTTATAAACTCTACATTTACTTTATCAAATGTCCAAGTAAAAGACTCTCTACCATAATGCACTAACTCTTGAAACATTCTTATGTCTTCTTCGCCTACAGGTATTTGAATTGATTTGTATTCTTCTTTACTGAAATGGTCTATTTGACCCATCACATATTCTAGAGCCTCAATCCAACCTTGATGCTTTTTCCACTCATCTAATTCTGCATCACCACCACGGACTCCATCTTCATCATAATCATGTTTGTCTAACTCTTCTTTAAGAGTTGACTTTATCTCTTTTTTTAGTTTATCTAACATATAAACTCCTTCCATTCGTTATTCGGTTAGTATCATCAGAAGCAAGGTTACCACCCTACACTTTATAGGCCTCTGAAGATCAAAATGAGGCCTATTTCAACTATTTAATTATAATTCTCATACTTTCTATGGTCTTCAACTATTTCAATATCATACTCCTTTCTCCAATCATCTATGGCTTCATCTACTGAATAACTTGACTGAAAGTATCCACTACCCCCACAACAATCTGCAACTGAATTATAATCATCTCCATCACAAACTTTATACATCACATCTCCATTTTCTAATGGAATAACATCAATTAATATTCTTATTTTCTCTCTCGCCATTATTTAACCCCCATTTCTTTTAGTAGTTTTTTTAGTTTATTGTAAGAATCTGAAATGCCTTCAAATTCTACTTTATCTTCTCCCTCACCACCCTCTTCATCTTCAACATCACAAGTTACATGCCCTCCATAAAACATAGTTGAACTATGAGTGTCTTGCAAGTCTCTATCCCATAAATCAACACCATTATCATCAATAGAGTTAATTAGTTCAACACACGCCTCAACTAGTTTATCTACATCTTTCTCACTTGATATGACTTCTAGGTGAGTATAGGCACAATCAAATTGCTCTGCACCATAGATACACGACCCATCATCCTCAGTAGCATCATGAATTTCTTCTTGCCCACTATAAAATACTCCATCCCATATAGCCCATACCCCAGAGCTTTCACCACCTACTATTAGTCCATTTTCTTTAGCAAATTCCTCTGCTTTCTCCATAGAACTAAAATCTTGTTCATAGGAATCTTTAGCAGTATACATATCCTGAGTTAAAGATATTTGTAGTCTATATGTTTTCATTACTTACCTTCCTTTCTTGTATTCCATAGGTCAACTATGGTGTCATTATAATCATATCCATAAGTTAGTTCAGGCATACTATGTTTATTTGGAGACATACCAAATATAAAGAAACAATCGTGTGCATCAAGCATTCCACAATCTGAAAATAGTTCTCTATATTTATGGTCAGTATCCTCATCAACTTTTACGAGAGTATTTTTAGATATTGAGTAGTGGTAGTATTCAGTTTCAAGACAATTTCCCCAAAACTCTTCTAAAACCAATATAGTATCTTCATCAATACGAACACCATTATAGAATTGACCATCTCCATCTTCATAGTTACACGCTTCACAAATATTATCAAGCACATCTTCGAGATTATCGAAGTTCATTATTTGTTTTTGTAAGTTAGATAATTTCATTACTTACCTTCCCTTCATTGTTTATTTTAAAAAGCATTTCCAGACCCTAAGGTTTCTGGGAGACCTCATATGAGACCTCCCTCATCAGTGGATTTTATTGTTTTATTTCATTAAATAGCCTCTCTTTCTGACTTAGTTAGTCTTAATTTAGCATCATATTTATGCTTGATTATGTGGTCTGCATCAGCAGGGAACATTGATTGGTCTAGCATTATATTCATAACCTCTTCAAATGGAGTCATATTAAACTCTCTATTTAAAGCCATTAACTCATCTTTAGAGCTAACTACTCTAGTACTCTCAAAGTATCCTTTAACGCCCAATTTTACTATGCTTACAGGCATCATTTCATCTTTTGTTCTATCCACCATTTCATTTATTGGATTAATTACAAAGCATTTATTTGGTAATTCATCAAATTTGACCACCAATTGCATATGTCTGATTTCTTCAATAGGTATCTCAATACGGTCATGACCAACAAATGCTTCTAGGACATAGTAACTATATTCTTCTTCTATTCCTGTTACTTGAGAATTATCTATTCCTGTTATTTGATAATTATCTATTCCTGTTACTTGAGCAATCACTTTTTGACCATCATTACCATAGATAAGATATTCCCTTACCTCATCCATATCAAGCACCTCTGAATCTAGTTCAGGATGTCTGTCTAATAGAGTTTTAATTTCTTGATATTTCATATCGTGTTTCCCTTCGTTGTTATTAGTTAATATATGTAAATCAAAGTTAATCATGTAAGGAATGTAATTCTAAATACTAATATGATGCAACAAAAATCTTTATATCAATTAAAATAGTTGCGCTGTCTCCTCTGAAAATAATTATATTGATATTATTATTATATGTATCAATGGATTAAGGTTAATGGTTTAGTGTGAATCTACAGAGTTCGTGAGGTAGAGAACATGTAGTCATGACTAGGTTAATGCAACATAATATGTATAATGTTGCATTGTTCTCCTCTATGATATAATATTGTATCAATATTACTGCAAATATCCATATATATGGGGGGTGGTACCCCCCAGTCTTTGGGGTCACCCCTTCCCTTCTATATATATACAGCTCTCACACCAGACGGTAAAATAAAGTAGTTGACATAATATACATTTATATATTACATTTGAATATGAGATTAAAAGGAATAGTATGGATCATGTGTGTTTTAATAGGAATTTCCTTTTGGGCAATAGTTTTTAAGATTCTCTTCTAAAGCATTAAGGGTCTTACTAGGGGCTTAATAGGGTCATGGTAGGTCTTAAGGATAAAGATAAGGATAAAGATAAAGATAAATATAAAGATAAGGTAAAAGAGAAAAATGGATTTGTTTACAAAAACTTGCGTAATTAAGAATTTTTCAAAAAAAGGGGAAAACATCAATAAGGCTATCTCAAATAAAAGGTTTCCAGACTTCAGAGACCTTGATCCAAAAAAAATAAGAAAAACAACTCTAGGTAACAAGGAAATATATACCTACGATGAGTAGGCTACTTAAAAGCCTCTTTCCTTTTGTGAGCAGCAAAAAACACAAAAGGGAACTACTTCTGCGTGAAGAAGCTATCAAGGGGTGTTTAAATAAAGAGCATTCTTTAATTGGCGAAATACTAGAAATAGTTGATATGAACGAGCAAAATCAACTAAGCGCATTCTCTTTAAGGCAAAGCATTTTAAAAGTTATATACAGGAGGTTAGAAGAAAAACATGACTGAAGAACTACTTAAAACAAAAGATCTTTGTGATCGATTAAGTGTTACTCGTCAAACTATCCATAAGTGGAGAGTTGATGGTCTTCCTATTGCGTTTAAAAAGGGAAGGGTAATACGATATAACTACCAGGCAGTTATAGATTGGCTACAAATACACAAGACTGAGAGGTCTATAGCAAAAGATGGCTAAACGATTTTTAGACACAAACGTATTTGATAAGGAATGGTTTCAGGAGCTAGAACCTAAGTTTAAGCTGTTTTGGTTCTACATGATTAGTAAGTGTGATCATGCTGGAATCTGGAATGTGAATATGCGCATGGCTAATTTTGTTATAAATCACGACTATACAAGGGAAGGCGTCTTAGAGGCATTTAAAGACAAAATCGTTGAAATAGAGGATGATAAATGGTTTATCGTAAAATTCATTAAATTTCAGTACGGTGATGATCTTAATCCAAACAATAGAGTTCATAAATCTGTTATCAAAATCCTGGAAGATAATAAGATTGACTCAGAGGATAAGGGTCATACTAGCCCCATAGAAGGGGCTACCAAGGGGCTTAATACATTCAAAGTTCCTACATTAAAACAAGTTATTGATCATTTCAAGGAAAAAGATTATACTAAACATGCTACAGAGGGAGCTAAGTTTTATCATTATTATTCGTCAGTAGATTGGAAGGTTGGCAAAAATAAAATGAAAAGCTGGCATGCAGCAGCCGCTGGATGGAACACTAGAATAAAAGATGTTCCCCCAAATAAGAAGGTTTATGTCGAAACTTCTCAAATAGACAATACGTACTGAGCAAGGTGAAATTCACGATAAGGGAAACCAAATATATGAAAAACCAGCATCACTCCCTTGCTCCTTTAACTATGAATGAAAAAGAAATTAAAAAAGAGGCACTAAAAAGAATAAGAACTAATTACTACAGCAGAGCATGGAAAGAGAAGCAACTAGACCCAATTGAACAGCCGCCAGGGCCTGTATGTTTGCTTGCTGATGGCTGAGATTAAGTTTTTATCAAGTTTGATAATATGGCAAAATTTGCACCACACCCTGGAAAACAGACAGAATTCTTAAAAGCTCAAGCTAACTGGGTTTTTTATGGTGGGGCTAGAGGTGGTGGAAAATCTCTAATGCTTTCCTGGAAGGCCGCATTTACGCCCAGAAAATGGCATTATAAATACTTAAGAAAAAAAATAACAAAATCAGAATATGATATTTTAAAGAAAGAAGGTAAGAATGTTGAAAGCGTTGTCGAAAAAACATCCATCGATTATTCAGATTATATTGCCCTCCTGGTACGAAGAACATACCCTCAACTTGAAAGGAACCTTAAACCTGAATGCGAAAAACTTTACCGTATGTATGGAGCGACCTGGCAAGAGAGAAACAAGTGCTATTTGTTTCCATCAGGAGCAAAAATATACCTTGTACACTGTCAAGATAGACGAGCCTTAGATAACTATATTGGTGGTAACTACAACTTTATAGGAATTGATGAGGCCAACCAGTTTCCAGAAGATTGGGTTCTAGAACTATCTACCTCTGTACGTACCAGTAATATAGAATTACAACCACAAATATGTTTAACTTCAAATCCTGGAAATGTAGGTCATATATGGCTTAAACGTAAATTTGTAGATGTATGTCCTCCAGTTGCCCATGGGAAACCAGTATATGCAGAAGAATTTGATGTATCATACCAACCCACCAAAACAGCCCCAGTTTATCTAGATGAAGAAAAAATATCATACCAATACATAGCGGCTACCGTATTTGATAATCCATCAATTACCAAGAATGACCCAGCTTACGTTAAGAAACTAAAGAAGCTTAATCCGATCTTAAAAGCTATGTGGCTTGAGGGTAGATGGGATGTGTTTGCTGGAACATTCTTTGACAATTGGAACATGATGCATCATATCATGTCACCTAAAGATTTTATTTTTAATAAGCATTTTAGCAAGTCAACACACACACTATTTAGATTTTATGACTATGGAACTAAAAATCCATTTGTATGTATATTTGCCGCCATGGACAGAAATGACAACTTAGTCATATTTGACGAAATAGTAGAAACTGGAATGTCTGCATCAAAACAAGCTAAACATGTTAATGAGTATACCTGGAAAAAATATAAGTTAAAACCAGGGGATTTTGATGATGATATAGCTGACCCAGCTTATTGGGCCAAACAATCTGAAAAGGAAGGGATGTTATATTCACCACAAATGTTCTACGCTGATGAGGGAATCTATTTAAGCAAAGGAAATAATGACAGAAAGGTGGGAGCTAAGGTCATGTATGAGTCTTTAGAGGTTCCAGATGATGGTGAGCCGAAATTAAGATTTACAGAAAATTGCTTGTATTGTATTGAAACAATACCTAATTTACCAGGGGCTGAAAGAGACCCAGAAGACATAGATACAGCATCAGAAGATCACGCATATGATGCGATCAGATACGGTGCTACACGTCTCTTAGCCTCAGTATCTAGGGAAGAAAAAAAGAAAAAGGGGTGGCGAGAAAAACTTAAAGATGAATTTGACAATCAAAGCAATTGGAAAGTAATGTAATGTGGCATCAGAATATTTAAAACCTCAAGCTGATAAAGTTAAAAAAACATATGATTATGCAACGGACGCATGGGCCGATGCTTTAGAAAATTCTGAGCGTTCAGTTCGCTACCTAAATAACGATACTTGGACTTCTGAAGAAAAAGATAAAGCTAAAACACATGGCAAACCCACGCTTACCTATAACATCATCGTACCCATCATATCCACCCTACAAGGTAACGAACAGCTAAACGCTAAACGAGCCAAGTTTAAGCCCACAACACTTGAGTCTGTTGATCTCTGGAACATTGTTCAGGATCGTTGGAATCTCATTGTTGATGAACAAGAGGTTGAAGAAAAAATCCAAACCGCATTCGTAGACGCACTTACTACACGCATGGGTGGATGGATAGAGCGCTCAGTAGATATGACTGAAGAGGGATATTTAGATTTTAATTATCGTGTGATAAATAATATGAGGATTTATCCTGACCCAGAAACAAGGGCTTCCGATTACAAATTAAAACAATGCAGATGGATTATTAAAGAAGGTTGGGAGCCTCTAGATGTTATTAAACAAAAGTATACTATTCCACCAGAAGATTTAAAAAGCGAAGATCAGCTAGAGTGGTATGATGAATTAAATGAAGTATTTTTAAGATTTCAGAATCAGGACTATTCTAGCAGTCCTCATTATGACAAAGAAAATGATCGATATAAAGTTCTTGAGATGCAAGAACGTGTTTTTGAAAAGATGGTTAAAGTGTTTGATGGAACCACTTACAAAGTTTTAACAGTAGAACAATACAATAAATTAAAGAAAAATACTGACCTACAAAAATTAATGGAGTTTGAACAGGATGCAATCAGAGTCACCACTGTCATTCCTTATTTTGATAATGTCTTGGTCATGGATAAAAAGTTAGATCTTCCAGTTGCTAACTTCGATGTATTTCCAATATTTTCTTACAGCCACAACATCCAAATCAGCGAACAAACATCTCTTGTAGATTTACTTATAGATGTTCAGGATGACGTAAACAAATCTAAATCACAAGCCAGAGACTATGTAACACAAATATTGTCTGGTGGCGTGTTTATAGATAAACGTGAAAAGGAAGCAATTAAACAGCTTAAACAAAAGGGGAATCAACCTCATCAGGTATATGAGCTTAATAATCCTGGTGCGATGCCTCAACAAATGCCTCCTGGACAAATGTCTCCTGATATTTTAAATTCAGCAGAAAACTCTTATGCTTATGCTATGAGAGTATCTATGGTAAACGAAGCTATGAGAGGGGAAACTGCTAGAAGTGGAGAGTCTGGAGTTTTATTTGAGCAGAAAGTCCAGAGAGCAGCAGCGGCCATTAATCCTTACTTTAGAAACGTTTCAAGGCTGCGAAAAGCTCTGGCTGAAGACTTTGTAGATATGTTTCCTTATGTGTATTCAGAAGAAAACAGAATGTTGCTTGTTATGGAAGCTGACAACCAAATGTTTGCTGAGAAGCCAATCAATTTAGTAATGGGTGGCCAAATGGTAAACGATGTAAGAAATTTATCTATCTATGTAGAGCTTGACGAAGGTAATGATAACATCACTCAAAAAGAAGATAACTTCAACAGATTACTTGCCTTGAACAACTTAGTAGCACAAATAAACCCAGCAATGATCGATTTAAAAACTCTGGTAATGAACGCTCCAGTTCATGGTAAGAATAATATTTTAGAATACATGCAGCAAGTGGAGCAAGCACAAGCACAAGCTCAACAAGCTGCTGCACAAACAGAACAAGCCAAACAGACGTTAGAGAATGCTAAAATACAACGAGGCATGCAACTTGATGATGAAAAACTTAATCTAGAGAAAGTTAAGACAAAAATTGCTGCCCAAGAAGCTGCTGAAAAAAATCAAATTTTAAAAGCTAAAGAAGGAACAAGAGATGCGTAGTACTATATCTAAAATATTTAGCAGGCGTAGCCCTACAAAAATTTTAAGAAAGATTGCTCTAGAAGCAAAAAAGAATATGTATTCTACCGCAGCCCTCAAAGAAGAGCAAAAACCTTATGATAGGATTAATGCTTATAGAAATATAATTAAGGCTAACAGACCTGATACACGAAAAAATCCTGATGGTTCAGAATCTACCGTAATATTAGCTGATGCTGAGTATGATGGAAGGTTCTTTGCACATCCTATGCTTTTTCCTGGATATGATAACAAAGAATTAGAAGAGACTGAAGAGTGGCATGAATTTAAAAAAGGAGAAGAAGATTTAGCTTTTGATGAAGCTGTTAAGAGGGGTGAAGTTTTTGAATTTCCAACAGCTGAGGAGGCGCAAGAATTTGCAGAAGGAAATTGGAAAGATAAAAATAATTATGTAATTTATGACAATGATAGCTTATCTTCTTCTAAAGCTAAGAAAATGCTAGAAGACGGAAAAATAAATGGGGAGCCTTTGACAGATAAACAGAAGCGATACTTTGGTTGGATCGCAGGAGGGAAAAAATAATGGCTGGTTTAATGGCTGAATATATTAAGCGTAAAAATAATTACGCAATGAAGAAAAAGAAGAAAAAGAAAAATAATTACGCAATGAAGTATAAAAATAATATAACCACAGCAGGCACAGGTACACCACTTGAGCCATTTAGTGTTCCTGGAAGAACTGAATTTGCAGACGCAGGTACAGATCCTGGAACAACTCCTGGAGCGCCTGAAGAGACTAAACCTTCTTCCCTTTCTTTTGAAAAGAAATACCCTGATGGAAGTGTTCGTCTATCTTATGATTATTATCTTGGCGAAAATGATGAAAAAATAAAACATGGAAAATATTCTAGAAATTATAGTGATGGTTCATTAGCGGGTAAAGGTCAATTTAAGGATGGCAAAAAAGTAGGTGTCTGGGAAGAATATAAAGACGGAAAGCTAGTTAGAACGTATGAGTTTGGAGAAGAAGTAGACGGCCGTCAAAAAAGGATAAATAACGTTTATTATGATGAAGAAGGAAATCCAAGAGATTTAGACAAAGAAAAATCAGATAGGGATTGGGAAAATAGAACAAATTTCATTAACATACGTGCGATGGGAGGGGGTGCAAGGATTGATTTAGCCAAACTTTCTGATGAAGAATTAACAAAAAGAATAGCTTCACTTCTTGAGGATACTCCAGGTAAACAATCGCTATCAGGCGCAACTAAAGGGTGGATGGATGCACAAATTAATAAATTTCGTGAAGAAGTTCAAATTAGAAAAGACGCTGGCAGATGGGGCGGAGACGCTGTTGACGAATATATAGAGAGAATTAGATGATAGATAAAAAAATATCTTTGGGAACTTTATTAACTGGTGCGACTATAATAGGGACTTTTATTTTTACCCAAGGCTCAACCCAAACAAAGATAGAAGTTGTCGAAAAAGAGCAAACTAACACCGTTAAAAGGGTTCAAAAGAATGAAGGTGATATAACAGATTTGAAGGTTAGTGTTGGTAAAATAGAAACAAAACTTGATGATAGATTTAACAGAATAGAAGAATTAATTATGGATTTAGAGTAATGGCAATAGAAGTTCCAGATAAAATTGAACAGAATATGCTTAAGGGTATCAATAGAGATTATCTTTCATCTTTAAATACCAAACAGCCAGGAGCGCTTAATATGTTAGCGGAGAGAATGAGAATAGGATTTGAGTCTTTATCTGAAAATGCTAAAACATTTTTAGATAAAAAAATCATAACGTATATTCAAGATTTTACACCCATTCCTAAACCGAAACCTCTAGATTTAATTTATCCAAAAGATAATATTGAAGCTGATCAAGCTGCATTAGCTCTAAAAGTAAAACAATAAGGGGAAACTATGAGTGAAGATTTAAAACAAGAAATAACAGAATTAGAAAATCAATTAGATGGAGTAGAGCCAGAAGCAAAAGAAGAGGCAGCTCCTGATGATAATAAAGAAATTTCTACAGATAATGTAGTAGAAAAAGATGGCGAAATCTACTTAAAGGATGATTCAGCTGAAGAGAAAACAGAGGAATCTGTTGAACAGCCAACTGAAGAATCTAAAGTAGAGACCGCTGTCGAAGATCCTTACAAAGATAAATCCAGAGAAGAATTAATTTCTTTGATTAACGAAAAGGAAAAAATTGTCTCTGAAGAAAAAGGAACGCAACAGGTACAAAAGAGTGTTGACCAAATGTCCGAGAGGGAACTCTTTGATGAAATATCAGGTGATGAACTTGCTCATGGGTTAATGATAGAAAAAGAAAAGTTTTCTAACATGAGTCCATTAGATGATTCGGCTGCATATCAAAACCAACAGAAACTAATTAATCAATTAGAAGTTGATTTGGTTGACAAAAGAACCCAGGAATCCCTGCAATCTCGCTTTGACAATTCTGCTAATGCGAAATATATCGCAGATTATAAAGATACGTTAAAAGGGAATGGCATAGATTTATCGGAAAAGGAATATGCGCAACTAGTTCGAACAGCTAGTAATTATAAAGTTAGTGGGAAATTTGATGATTCATCAATGCAGAAAGCAATGATTGATTTATACGGCCCTGAAAAGATGATGGCTTATTATACATCCCAAGGAGAAGGTAAAGCTCGTAATGAAATTGCGACCGCTTCTTCTAAAACTCATCCAAAGGTAGATGTCTCAGGATCAGGAAAGAATGCTAAGTTAGTACGAATAAATGATATGGGAGCCAGAGAGATGAACAAACAACTTGATAATTTATCTGTTAATGAACTACAAGCCCTTAACCGTAAACTAAATAAAACTTAAAAGAACAGGAGTAGAATGTGGAAACTTCACAATCGTGGATAGCTAATATAGCTATATTAAATAAGCTCCTTGCCAAAGAAACCTGGTATAATACATTTTGGGCCAAATTTTCAGGCCAAGTTGATATCTCGACAGATGACAACGGTAATAAAGTATATAAACCTTCAGGAAACACAATTGAAGTATTAAACGATTTTGTGTCCCAAGGAAGAGATAATATGTTATTACCTTTCTTAAGAGAGTTAACTGGTGAGCCTGTGTTTGGTGACACAGTATTAAAAGGAACTGGTGAGGATCAGTCTCTGAATTGGTTAAGAACTTACTGTAACCAATACAGAAAAGCAGTAATGAAAAGATCTGGACAAATGTCTGAGCAACGTCAAAAACTTTATAAGTTATTTGATGCAGCTAGACCTCAACTGTCTAGATGGTTTAGTAAATTCGAAAACCAATCTATCTTTGCAACCTTTTACGAAGGTGTTTCACCTAACGTATCTAAAGGAACAAATTCAGATGGTTTAGGGGTATATAAAAGATATAACCCAAACTGGTACGTGAATGATGGTGGTGTTGTAACTGCTGTCGGAACAGCTAAGACTACCAAAACAGCAGCTCAGCTTGACACAGCTGTAGGTAATGCAGACAGTAAAATGGACGCAGAAATTCTTAGAAAATTACGTACTACATGTATGGAACTTAGAATACCAACAATGTCAACAGTGGGCGGAAATCCTTTCTGGTGTATTGTTATGCATCCAAAACAAATAGAATCTCTTTGGTCTGACACAATATTTCAGAATGCACAAAGAGAAGCATTCAGCACAAAAATGGTACAATCACCTGAATTAACAGGTATTGTAGGATATTATGCTGGATTTGCTATCTATGAGGATATTATAGGTATCAGAGGTTGGGATACAACAAATGATGATATGGGCTTCGGCACAGTATCAGAAATGTTTGATCCAACTGATGTAACAGATAACTATAATGCTATCGTATTTGGAAAAAGCGCTGTTGGTCGAGCAGTAGCAAAAGACCTACACTTCACTAATGAAGTAGACGATCATGAAAACACTATTGAAATTGGTGGTGCTATGATCAATGGTTACAGTAGAAATGATTGGGTAACTGAAGCTGTCGCAGGCGATTCGTCTGGCGGTGGCGCTAGCAATGCATTCTCTAAAGGAAATGCAACTGCTGGTGTTGCTAACGCAATTTCTGCTATTAACCAATCATCTCTCATATTAATGACAGATGAAACAGGTTCATAGAAAGGAGTAGAAAATGGCTAGAAGTAGTATAACTAACTGGAGAGGTGGAACTGGTGGATTTTTTGATATCAGTGCAACCCATAGTGGTGATGGAACCATTACATCATGTGGCGTACAAGATAATATGATTATCTGCGATTTCACAGCTCTAGGTAGTGAAGAAACTATTACTATTAATACCCCTTTTGCATTTGAAGTGATTGATATATGGTTAGTTGTTGGAAATGGTGAGAATGTTGCAAGTAAAACTCTTACCGTTAAAAACAACGCAACAGCTTTATCATCTGCCCTTAGTATGGCAACCGACAAAGGTGTTGCAAGTACAGCTACACTCGATGAAGATCAAGCTAAATTCGCAGTGGGTGATGATGACCTTGTATTAACATCATCAGCTCATGGCGATGGAGGCGCTACTGTATACATAGTATTCAGATAGAAAAGTGGTAAAATAAATAGAAGTGGGTAGTTATTGGTGGCTACCCACTTCACAAACTGGAGAAAAAAATGGCAAAAAGAGCAAAAGATAAAAAAGGAAAATTTATAGCGGATGACCCATCTACACCAGATGTAAATGAGGCATACGTTGGTGGTAAAAAACCTACAAAAACTAAAAAAACAAAAGAGCTTTTAGGTAGAAGGAATAGGTAATGGCAAGTTTATTAGATAATTTATTTAATGGGGGTGTTGTAAAAAGCAGTCAATTTCATAAATTAAACACAGCTATTAATGTAAGGGAGTTTATTAATCCTGCTCTATCTGCTGAACCTAATGGGGCAACTATTAGCGCATTAGCTCACGGCCCTTACCTTACTATAGATGTCTCAAATTGGAGTTCTAGCAATCCTATTATAAGAATAGCAAACCCTTTTTCGTTTGCGATTGTAGATTTTACAGTTCATGTTAGAACAGCTTTCACAGCATCAAGTGGTGATCCATATGTAGCTTTTCTTCCTGGATCTTCAACCCTTGGTGCGATTCAGTATGTAAATGTAGGGACATCTGGTTCCTTAGTAAGAAACACTATTTCAGGCTATTATAAGTCGTTACATCAAGAATTTCAAAGTATATTTGGAGTTGCTGAACCGCAAGCTGGTTGCACTAGATTGAATTCTCAATTAAATTTAAAAGCAACAGGAACTGGCTTGGGAGGAACTTTTTCAGGAACATTTAATTTTAAAATATTACCCATAGCGGAAAGCAGGGTAATTTTAGGTGGGCATGAGTCATCTAATTATTCATAGGAGAAAAAAATGGTAAGAGCATTAAGTAGCCAAGATTGGTATAAATCTAAAGGGGCGCATGATTTGATTGCGACACACAGTGGCGATGGTACAGTTCAAGTAAGATATATGGAATCAAATATATATATTCAGATTACAGATTTAGCAGCAAGCGAGACAGTCACTATAAATACACCCTTTGATTTTAAAATATTAGACTTTAATATTCTTTCAGTTGATGGGGTAACATCTAGAGTTATAGCGCTTAAAAATGGTTCAGATACAATTGAATCATTAACAATAGCAAGCGATAACACTATGTATCGAGCAGATACTCTTGCAGACTATTTAGAGTTTAATAAAGGAGATAACGATTTAATATTAGCAGCTTCAGGAGGTTCTGGTGATGCAGACTTTTTGGTAATGCTACCAATTATAGATTTAAGTAAATTATAGAAAAGGAGCAAACATGGTAGAATGGTTAATCAGCAACTGGCAAATAGTTACAATCGTTATCCTAATAGTGGATAAAATTGTAGCTCTAAGTCCGTCAAAAATGGATGATTTATTATGGTCATCTGTTAAAGGTTTAATTTATAAGCTTGTCGGAAAAAAGAAGTGATTGAAACTAATGTTTCAGATGAATTGTTGGAATCTATAAAAAAGAATGAAGGTTTCAGATCTAGAGTTTACAAAGACTCTTTAGGGTTTGATACGATTGGATATGGATTTGCAATCAAGGATTTAGATCTGGATGAGAATATATCAGAACAGATATTAATTCAGAAACTGTTAAAGCTGGTAAAAAATACTCATAAGAAATTTCCATGGTTAGATGAACAGCCAGAGGTAGTTAAGGATGTTATATATGAAATGTGTTACCAGCTTGGTGTGACAGGTGTATCTAAATTTAAAAAGACTTTAAAATATGTCGAACAAAACGATTACGAGTCAGCTTCTATAGAGATGCTTGATAGTCGTTGGGCGTTACAAACTCCAGCACGTGCTAATCTTTTAGCTGAAAAAATGAAGAGCGTGGTGTGATTTGGACTTCATTCAGATATTAGAATCATTTGGAATCCCAGTAACTATGTCAATAGCTTTTGGGTATTTCATATGGAAGCAAAACAATTTTATTCAAAAAACTCTTATGGAAGAATTAGACCAAGACTTTAAAAGACTTGAGGGAATTATAATAAAATTAATTGATCAACAAAAATTAGTACAAATGGAACAAAAGAAAATGCGAGGTATATTTAAAGCACAAATAGAAGTGGTGGCTCGTCTCAGTGGAAACGGCCTTAAAGATAAATATATGCGCATTTTAGAAAAAGAACATAATGACGAATAAAGGGGAACATATGTTAATAGTAGATAAAGAGGCACAATCACATGCACCTACCTCGAAGTTTTTAACAAAAGAGGAACTATCAGGAGGCGGAGTTGACCAAGGTCATTTTCCAAGAAGATTAAATTATATCTTTAAATATAAAAGACCTATTGATATTCCAGAAAAAGAAGCTAAATTACTGGTAGGTAAATATGAATCAATATATCATTCTGATGACCTTGGAAATGAGATTATTGAAAATAAGCCGAAACAGGAAGAAAAAATTATAAATGAAGTAAAGATAGAACAAACTAAAGAAAGTATGATAAATGACGTGGTTACAAGTACTACAGGACATAGGAGCAATAGCTAACGACCCAGACTTAACGTCTTTAAAGGAAAGAGCTAAATATCACTTTGGAAAAGCCTTTAGTGATATTATTATGTCTGGAGAATATACACAAAATGATATTCCTGGTTATTTTAAATTGATTACTAGTGTCAATTTTGTTACAAATCCTTATGATCTTTCTAATCATGTTCTATTAAAAATAGATAAAATATTTTTAAATCCAACTTCTGATAATACATCTACATCCAAATTTGTATCAGTAAAACCAATAGAAGATATTATTCAGATGTCAAGTAATGATCATATGCGTCCAGGAAAACAGGATGTATTTATGTACCGAGCAGGTAACGATTTGCATGCTTTTACAAAAGATGGCACAACAACACCAGCTTCTGCTGGAGATAGACAATCTACTATAAACCTAAACCAAAGCGGTAATGATACTTTCTACATGTATTATGTTGAGGATTTTGATTATTCAGCCTTTGAAGATGATTATGAATTAAATTCAGGGCAATTGTCCTTTTCTTTTACAAGAAAATGTATTGGAATGGCAGGAGCTAATTTGATTGCGGAGGATGCACAATAATGAAAGTTAAAGATTTATTTAATTTATGTAGAGCAGACATATCAGCATTAAGTTCTGCCCAGGACGTGGTTAGATGTGCTAATAAAACAATAAGAGAAATTAATTATGCAGTCCAAGGAATAAGAACAACAGACGAGCTTAAAGGTATAGTAGCCCAAACAACTTCAGCAACGATTGTTTTTGCTGATGCAACTCCAAATACTTTTACAGTAAGTGGAGAAACATTTTCAACAAAAGGAGTTCAGGTGGGCGATCTTCTTATTTTAAAAACCGTAAACCCTGGAACCTATATTGTAAATACAGTTGCAAGCGAAACGCAATTAACTGTATCTAATTCAGTGTATGGTGCCTGGGAAGAAACAGGCTCAAAAACAGGAGACTACTGGATAGTTAGACCTCCATCTGTAATTGCAGCAGCATCTAAAGCTAATCAATATAGCTTTGATTGGACAAATTCTACAGTTACTCTTGGAACTAGAACAAAAATTGTAGAGCAAGTATTTATAAATGATTTAGAATTAGAAATGAAAGATCAGCCCTATGCTTATGATTCAGATAGAACTAAGGATTATGTGGCAACATTCATTGGTAGAAGCGTCATGCACCTACCATCCAACAGATTTACTGGCTCAGGGGATACTTTGAAATTTAGAATTGAAAAAGATATTTCTATTATAGACACTACAGACTGGGATACAACAATTGATATTCCAGCACAATATGAACAAGTTCTAATATCAGGAACCAAATACTGCTTACTTGCTTTACCTAAATATAAAGATGCAGATATGTATACCATTGAACAACAAAACTACACATCTGAAATACAAGCACTCCAAAACAATGAGGTGAAGCGACTACCTGGCGAAGATATTGATGTAACCTATAGGTATTAATGGCTAAAAAGTATATATCAGATTTTACAGGTGGATTAAATGATGTAACAAGAAGTGATTTATTGGCAGATAACCAAGTTACGGAATGTATTAATTATGAAATAACAGGAACAGGTAATCTTGAAAAGCGTAAATCTACTGAGATATTTGATCCGTTCTTAGATGAGATTCTAGAAGAATTATTTAGCATATCTACAGGAGGTAGTATATTATCTATATCTCAACCGTACTACCCTCCATTAAAATTAGAACAGCAAGCAAACGATTTTTTCCTTTTTGTTTTTGGAATTAACAGTTCTTCGAACAGGGTATTGTATGCACTTTATGAAGAGGAAGTAGAGGATACTACTATTAATCCTTGGACATATCAGTATACAAATGAGGCTGGCTCTGTTGTTGATTTGTTACACTCTTATAAAAGTTTAAAAGCATCATTTGTAACAGATTTTTTAAACTTTGATGTAGGTTCAGAAAAGGCAAATTTTACGAATGGATCAGACCCAAATGGCTTCTTTTACGTGGACAATAAACGACAGGCATCATCAGGAACTTTAGGATTTGATCCTCCACTTAATCCCCCAATCATTAAATCTTTAAGGGACGATACATCTAACAGAAACCTTCCTGTATTTAGTTTTGAAAATTTTACTAGAGATGCTGATGTGGAATATGTATCAGAACCAGGATATATACAGGTCGTTTATAGTTATGTAACTGAGGATGGCTTTGAAAGTAATCCTTCTCCTGTATCAGCCGTTGCTGATTATGCATTTTTTCATAAAGATTCAGACAGAATTAACACACAAAAATTAAATAAATTTATTGTTAGTAATTTATCTATACCTTCTACAATGGGGTCGGAGTATGTTAGCAGAGTAAAGTATTTCAATATTTATGCAAGAGTATTTAAAAGTTTAAAGGCATTAGCTTCTAAAAATTTTGAATTTGTACAACAGGTTGGAGTTGTTTCTAAAAGCAGATGGGGTTCAAACACAGAAAACACTTACGAAATTGAGAGACCTTTAGAGCCAGGCAATATTGCAACATACGAAAATGATGCCGCTCCAATGTCAAAATTTGTAGCAACCACTGGAGGCGTAACATTTTTAGGTAATACAAAAAACGCCTTAGGAATACCAGGAGGAGATTTTAAGTATAAGGCACCTATAAGTATATATAATTCTAACAATCACACATTTATAGATGCTCCAATACAATTAAGAGTATGGGATTCCCAAGGTAATCCAGATGATGATTCAAAGAAAATTTCAAGTCTTAAATGGAAAACGTTTTTTACCTTTAACCAATCTATGGATGCAGCCGATTTAATTTCTACTCCTAACAGAATGAGCGAGATGGCACGAGAACATATAA